GGAGGAAGTAGTAGTGCGGGAGGTTTACCTTATCCTGCTGGTGTTGCTCCTCAAGGTGGTGGTTTAGCTGTAGATGGTGGTGGTAATGGTGCACGAAGTACATCTCCAGGAACACCATCAATTCCAGGTGTCTCTGGAACTGCTAACACTGGTGGAGGCGGTGGTGGAGGCGGTCGTCAAGGTTCAGTTGTAAATTACGCGGGTGGTGCTGGTGGATCTGGTGTGGTAATAATGAGGTACAAATTTCAAAATTAGGTAAATTATGAGTGAAATAAAAGTAAATAAAATTAGTCCAAGAACAGCGTGTGGTACAACTACATTAGGGGATAGTGGAGATACATTTACAATTCCTAGTGGTGTAACAATTACAAACAATGGAACTGCAAATGGTTTTGGAGCAACAGGTGCTGTTAATTGGCAAACAACAGTTAAAACAGGAAATTTTACAGCGACAGCTGGTGAAGGATATTTTTTAAATACAACAAGTGGACAAATAACAGTTAATCTTCCAGCGGGAACTGCGGGAGCAGTTGTTGGTTTTAAAGATTATGCAGGAACTTTTGATACAAATAAAGCTACATTAAATTTAAATGGTTCAGACAAATTAGGTGGTTTAACTGTTAATGCAAGTTTAACTACAGAAGGACAGGCTGTAACTCTAGTTTTTGTAGATTCAACACAAGGTTGGTTAGTAACAGATTCAGGTTTACAATCAGATGCAAGTCAAGCAGAATACATAGCTGCCACTGGTGGTAATACAACAATAACTTGTGGTGATAACAAAATTCATATTTTTACAGGACCAGGAACTTTGTGTGTTTCTAATGTTGGTAATCCACAAGGTAGTGACAAAGTAGAATATTTAGTAGTAGCAGGTGGTGGCGGTGGTGCTGGCGCAAATACTCCGGGTTGTGGTGGACGAGGTGGTGGTGGCGGTGGAGGCTGGAGATCTTTTACTGCTCTTCCTAATTCAGGTTTAACACCTTGTAATGGTGGACCAGGAGCAAGTTTAAATGCGCCTGTTGGTATAGCCGTTACACCAGGAGCTATGCCTGTTGTAGTCGGTGGTGGTGGAGCTGCTGGAGCAGCTGCAACTGCACCTTCAGGTCACGCATCAAGAGGGACTCCTTCAGTTTTTGGACCAATTACATCAACGGGTGGTGGAGGTGGATCAAGTTATCCTAATCCTGCACCATCTCCTAACAACCCTGCATCACCAGGAGGATCTGGTGGTGGAGCTTATGGTGGCTGTGCACAAGGAGCAGGTAATACTCCTCCAGTGAGTCCACCTCAAGGAAATTCAGCGACTGCGCAACCTCCTTCACACGGAGGATCAGGAACAGGTGGTGGTGGAGCAGGTGCTTCTCCTTTTCCTGCAGCAGTTCAATCTCCTCCTCATACAGGGACAAATGGTGGAGTTGGATCAAATATTCCAAGTAATTTTATTGGACCAACAGCACCAAGTTATGGTCAAACACCAAGTCCGTTAGCTGCTAATGGAAGATATTTTTCAGGTGGTGGTGGAGGTGGATCTTATTGTAATGGAACTGCGGGATCAGGCGGTGCTGGTGGTGGCGCATCAGGAGCTAAAGGTAGTAATGGATCAGCAGGCTCAGTTAATACTGGTGGTGGCGGTGGTGGAACAGGATCTGGACCCTACGCTGGAGGTGCAGGTGGTTCAGGAATTGTAATGATTAGGTACAAATTTCAAAATTAATATGTATTTACTGAACTTAAAAATTAATATATAAGGAGAAACATTATGGCACATTTTGCAAAACTAGGAGCTAACGGAAAAGTTATCTCAGTATTAACTTTAGATAACAAAGATATGTTAAATGCTGATGGCGTTGAGGATGAAGCAGTAGGTCAACAATATTTAGAACTACATAACAATTGGCCTGCACAGATGTGGATTCAAACATCATACAATACATATAATAATAAACATAACTCTGGCGATAACTCAAAAGCATTTAGAGGTAATTACGCAGGTATAGGTTATATTTGGGACGAAGATAACAATATCTTTTTGCCTAAAAAACCATATGCATCTTGGGTAAAAGACCTTACAACTGCAAGTTGGAAATCACCCATCGGTGATCCCCCTGCGTTAACAGCAGAACAACAATCACAAAATGAAGCTGATACTCACCAGTGGTTTCACACTTGGAATGAAGACGAACAGTCCTGGGACTTGACAAACGGAAGAGCATAATTTATAAAGGTATGTGGTATGCAAAAGATAGTATTATCTGAACAATCTTTATATTACGGTGATGTGGCAATGCCTAAAGGTTGGGACATTGATCGAGATAAATTACAAGAAAACATCTTAAAATCAAACGTAACAGACTCACCTTTTCCATTTTCAAAAAATTGGGATATGTTAAATACCTATATGAGAGATTATGTAAATCTAGAATATGGATTTACTTTAGTTAATAAAGATACTTGGGGTAATATGTATAAACCTCAAGAAACTACAATTCCATTATTAAATATAGATCCTGTAGATTTGCGGAACTCTCCTGACTATACATTTTTATATGGTGTAAATGTAAATAATTGTATGGTTAGAATACACTTCGAAGATAACAGACGTAAAGGTAGATCTTGGGATGTACCATTAACAAATAATAAATTTATAATGTTTCCATCAACTAATATGTATTACGTAACTAATAATCAAAAAGATCAATTAAACTTTGTTTTAACAACTACTTATGAATATATCTAATTATTATTGGTATTTTAGTGGTGTATTAACACCTAGATTTTGTGATGATGTAATTGAATATGCTAATGCACAAAAAGAAGTTATGGCTA